TGAATCATTTAAATTTGAAGCTGGCAAAAAATTATTTTTTAAAGCACGCTTTGCTGTTTCTGATGCAACTGAATCAGATTTTATAATTGGTCTTCAAATTACCGATTCTACTCCATTAGCTGTAACTGATGGTGTTTATTTCAGAAAAGATGATGGAGACGCTAATTTAGATTTTGTAGTTGTTAAAGATTCAACCGCTTCAACTGCAACTGCAATTGCAACTGTTGCTAATAATACTTATTTAACAGTAGGTTTTTATTATGATGGTGTAAGTGAAATTGTTTATGCAGCATCTACAAACAATAATAATCCAACTATTCTTGGTAAATTAGCTGTAACCAATTTACCTGACGACGAAGAATTAACAATTTCTTTTGGTATTCAGAATGGCGAAGCTGTAGCTAAAACTATGTCTATTGATTATATTTTTGTATCAAAAGAAAGATAGGAGCAAACATGCGAAGAATCGAAGTCAAAATGGATTTAGCCGATGTTGATCCTAATGGTGTTTTTGAAAATCAAACATTAGGATCTGCGGGTAATTTTAATTTAAATGGAATTGGAGTTACAAATAGTGAGTGGGTAAGTCCTGATGGTTTTGCAAAAAAAATTGGTTTTGGTTCTACTGGCAACATATCTGGTGTTAATTTTGTTATATCTGGTTATGAAGACAAAAATAAAACTATTCCAATTAGCGAAACTATAGCTGGACCAAACAATAACACTGTAGAAACTACTAACTATTTTTATTCTATTCAAACAATTTCAGCAAGTGGAGCGGTTGCAACAAATGTTGAAGCTGGTCCAGTTGATGAAGCTATTTCGCAAATAATTCCCATTAAAAGGACATATTCTGACAGAAATGAAAGAATTACTGGCTTGACATTTATAAAAACGGGGACTATAAATTATACAGTTCAACAAACCAATGATAATGTTCAATCAAAAGATGATAGAACATTTAATTGGTTAAACTCAGATGATAGTAATGTTGTAAATGCAACAACTTCTAAAAATAGTAATTATACAACTATGCCAATGGCTATGCGTGTTAAAATTAATTCCTATTCATCTGGTGCCGAATTATTAATACAAGTTAATTAATATGGATTATTTAGTAATATGCGACAGAACTGGCTTCAAAAAATGGCGTTCAGAATGTCAATATGAATGGGACGGCAAATTAGTTTGGAAAAAAGTTTGGAGGAGAAGACAACCTCAGGATACTGGGATTGTTTATCCTCCAGCTCAAAAAATTCCTGATTCAAGACCAGAAACAAAAGATAATTTTATTAATGTTCCTGTTCCTAATTACGATTAACCTAATTGAGTAAATGATATGATAAAAAAAGGTCAAAAAATTCTATTTAAAGACTTTCAAACGGATAAAATTTATCTTGGCGAAGTCGTAAGCCACAATATGCCAAAAACATCAATGCATTATAATTCTGATATTGATGTTAAAGTTGGAGACAAAGAATTAAATATTATTCCTGAGAATATCATTTATTTCATTAAGAATGACGGAGAATTAACTAAAATCTTAAATTAATTATATGCCACTAACAGCTAAAGGAAAGAAAATTAAATCTGCTATGCAGAAAGAATATGGCAAGAAAAAAGGCGAAAAGGTCTTTTATGCTACTGAAAATAAAGGTAAAATTAAAGGCGTAACCAAAAAGAAAAAATAAATATGTCTAAAGGTTTATATGCAAATATTCACGCAAAAAGAGCAAGAATAAAAGCTGGTTCTGGTGAAAAAATGCGTAAGGTAGGAAGCAAAGGTGCACCTACTGCTAAAAATTTTAAACAAGCTAAAAAAACTGCAAAAAAATGAAAAAAAAATCAGTTAGTTTAAGCGTTGGACGTGGTGAAAAATCCAAAAGCGGAGGACTTACCGCAAAAGGTCGTGCAAAATATAATAATGCAACTGGAAGTAATTTAAAACCTCCTGTAAGTAGAGAGCAAGCACAAAAAAGCCCAAAAGCAGCAGCTCGTAGAAAATCTTTTTGTGCTAGAATGTCAGGAGTTAAAGGTCCAACTAGCAAAAATGGAAAACCAACTCGAAAAGGACTAGCATTAAAAAAATGGGATTGTTAAAATGAAACCAATTAGAATTGATGATTTTAATTATTGATAATACTGGTTATATCTGTGATGGTTGGCATAGAATAGCAAAAGCAATTTTAGAAGGCAAAACAACAATCAAAGCAAAAAGATTGGAAGTCATGCCCGAACCATTTAAAGGATAAATTTATGAAAAAACAAGAAGAAAACATATTCCAAATTCTTTGGGGTAATTCTTATACAGAATCTTTTCAAGATTTTTTTAAAGAAAAATCAGATAAAGAATCGCCTTTAGCTTGCGGGGAAATAATCCTAGAAGCTAATATAGAAGATTTATTTAAATTACAAAAAAATCAATTTATGAAAAAGAAACCAGTAAAATCAGAAAAAAAATCAATGAAACAATCAATGAAACACATGAAAAAATGTGGAACTAAAAAAGGTGGAAAAAAGAAATAATTTTCTTGACACTAAAAATACTTAATCAATAATTAAGTAATATTTGAGTAAATGATGCGTAAAAAACTAGAGACTCAAAATAATGGATTGTTTCAATCTGCCCGCTATAGCTGAAAAATACAATAAAGATTTATCAATTCTTTCTAACATTGAAAAAATAGAATTGGCAGAATATTTTTTAAAAAATTATTTTGAAGGTTCTGAGCAAACTGCAAAAGAACTTCCTTTAGAGCATTTTATTTGCAATAAAACATATACTAGACAAATCACTCTTCCTAAAGATATACTTTTAACAGGAAAGGTTCATAATTTTGATCATGTAAGCATTTTATCTAAAGGCGATGTATCAATTATGACTCCAGATGGAGTAAGTCGTATTAAAGCCCCAGCAACTTGGATTTCAAAAGCAGGAACTAAAAGATTAATTTATGTTCACGAAGAAACAATTTGGTCAACTATCCATCATAGCGAACACACTTTAGTAGAAGATTTACAAAATGAATTAGTCCATGAAAGTGATCTGTCATGGATTCAATCAAATTTATTGGAGGATAAATGACTTTTGCAACTGTAGCAATTAGTGGTGCTGGATTAATTGGCGGCGGAATGATAGGTCAAGGATATTTTGCTAACAAATCAGCAAAAAAAGCAGCAAAAGCTCAAGCAAATGCAATGGATGCTTACCTTGCACAAATGCGTCAAGGTAGAGATAAAGCTATATCATATCAACAACCATACGAACAAGCAGGAAGAAGTGGATTAAACTTGCTTCAACAATATCTTACGGGCGATCCTACGGCAGTGCAAAATCGCTTAGAGCAATCCCCAGGATACCAATTTAGATTACAACAAGGTCAAAACTCAATACAAAATTTACTAGCTTCTAGAGGTGGTTTAAAATCAGGCGGAGCAATGAAAGCTTTAGAAGAATTTGCTCAAGGAACAGCTTCTCAAGAATTTGGCAATCAAGTTGGATATTTACAAGGACTTGCAGGAATTGGGCAAAATGCCGCTACATCAATGAGTAACGCAGAGTTGTTTGCAGGGTCTAATATGGCTTCTGCATTACAACAAGGTATTTTAGGTCAAGGAATGGCTATGGCTAATCGTGATGCTCAAATGGGTAACATTATTGGCGGTGGATTAAGTCAAATTGGAGGAAGCTTACTTGGAATGGGAATACAAGGCATGGGTTCTATTCCAAAATCACCTTCAGGCTTTTCTTCAACTGGTGGCGGTCAATATAATTCTAGGGCATTTATAAATGCTGGCATGGGAACAATGAATACTAATTTACAATAAAAATGGATTTAATTCAACAACAAGTTCCAGATTATGTAGGTAGCATTTTAAGAGGATACCAATTTGGTCAGCAAGCAAGAGCTAACCAATTACAAATGCTTGCTGCTCAACAAGAGATGGATATTAATAAATATAAATTAGCTCAAGTGGAAGCAGAAAATATTTTATCTAAAACTGCTTCGATGGGTGATACTAATGCTTTACGCCAACTTGCAGCCTACAACCCAACTCGTGCAGAAGGAATAAGAAAACAACAAGAATATTCTGACATTCAAGGAGCTAGAGTTTTAGACTCATACGCTTCAATGCCTCAATATGCTTTTTCTCAAAAAAAATGGGAACAAATGCACAATGAATATCGTGAAGCAACAGGAAGAGAATTACCTTTACCATCGGAAAAATCACCAGAAGCAATTCTTGAATTTAAACGCCTTTCTTCTAGATTAAAAGGCAGAGAGCAGGATTTAAAAGAACAATATCAAGCTGCACAAATTAAAACTGAAGGTTTACAACAAGGTAAAATTGGCATCGATATTCAAAAAGGCAAACTAGATTTACAAAAAGGTGCTTTAGATATTATGAAATCAAGAGGCGAATTATTAAATGCCGAACAAGAAAGACAAATGGCAAGCGAACAAGGATTGACTCTTGGAGCATTTAAAGAGCAACAACAAAAAATAGGGCAATTTAGGGGAGAGCAAATTTCTAAATTACCACAAATTGAACAAAATACACAAACAACTGTTAAATTAGTTGATGATTTGTTAAAACATGAAGGTTTTAAAGATGTTGTTGGTGCAACCTATAAACCTTTTGCTCGAAAAGTTGCTGGAACTGATGCGGCTGGATTTATGGCTAAATACAATCAATTAAAAGGTAAGCAATTCCTTGAATCTATTTCACAATTACAAGGTTATGGTGCTTTATCAAATTTAGAAGGAACAACAGCAACCAATGCGGCTTCTGCAATGGATATTTCAACAAGTGAAGCAGAATTTATACGTAACGCAAGAGAATACCAAAGAATACTTCAATTAGGTTTTGAAAGAATAAAAAGAGGTATTGGATATAATGGTCAGCGTATTCAAATGCAAAATGTAGGAAATGCACCTGAAAATCAAAGTAATGTTATTGAATGGGGGTCCTTATAATGCCAGATTTAAAACTTCCAGATGGTAGAATTGTTAAAAATATTCCCGAAGGTATTTCTAAACAACAAATAGAACAAAAGTTATTAAGCTCAGGTTATCTTACTGGTGATGAAAAATGGCTTACGCCTAAAATGTCAATAGGTGAAGCCGCCTTTATTACCGCAACTAACCCTTTAGGCTTTGGCGATGAAATTAAAGCAGGTATTGCCGCTGGTGTTGCTAAGTTATTTGGTGGTGCAGCTACTCAAAACATAGACATTGGCGATCTTTACAGAGAAGCAAGAACTTCTGAAAGAGCTAAGTTGGAAAAAGCAAGACAAGACCGCCCTTTAACTTCTTTTGCTGGGCAAGTGTTTTCTGATGTTGGGGTAGCTGGAAAAGGTCTTAAAGCTCTTGGTTTAACTGGTCAAGGTTTTGGAACTGCTGTAAAAAGTAGTGGTGTGATAGGTGGAGCAACCGCCTTAGGTGAAACTGAAGATATTACTAATATTCCACAAACTTTAAAAGATGTTGCGGAAGGTGTAGTTGTTGGTGGTGTGATAGGTGGAGGAGTCCAAAAAGCTACACCTATTATCAATCAAGCTATAGATAAATCATTACCATTTATTAAAAGTTCTGCAGAAAGATTTAAAAAAACCACGCCAGAAACAATTATGTCAAAAGTTCTAAAGCCAGAAGAGGCATTACAAGAAGCAACAAAATTAGGTGGCAAAATTCAAGAAGGAAGAATAACTACATTACCTGAACAAGGTAACGAAGCAATTTTAGGTTTAACAAGAATATTAGGTAAAACACAAGGAAGCAACAAAATTATTTCTAATTATATTAATAATAAAACTGCAAGCTCAGCAAGAAGAGTTGGTGATATAATAAATAATAATTTAAGTGCGGAAAATTATTTTGATACTCTTGACAATACAATAGTTAGAAGAAAAGAAATATCCGCTCCACTTTATCAACAAGCGGAAATTGAAGGGCAAAAATATTTAGACAAAATATTAAAGCCTAAAAAAATATTTGTTTCTAAACCTATAATAGGCGCTAATGGAGAAGCTTTAACAGACCCAGCAACTGGAGTTCCTTTAACAAAAATTGTTAAAGAAAATGCACCTCCAAAAATATTATACGACAATCCTAATATTACAAAGTATGTTAATATGGCAAAAAATGAGCCACTTTTTGTTGACCCAAGACTTTCTAATAATAGTTTTGTTGTTTTAAAAGGTGCTAAAGAAATGATAGATAGAGACATAAATTTAGCAGTAAAAAATCAAGACTTTACAACATCAAAAGCATTATATGGAGTAAAAAGACAAGTTTTAGATATTTTAGAAAAAGCAAGTCCATCGTATAAAGAAGCAAATAAAATATATGCTGGAGAAACGGCTTTAAAAAACGCACAAGAAGAAGGTTTAAAATTTAATCAATACCGAAATGGTGAAGAAGTGAAAAGGGCTTTTAGCAAATTAAGTGATGGAGAAAAAGAAGCCTATAAAATAGGGGTAAAAGATTATTTAATGGATAAGGTCGCAAAATCAAGCGATAGAAACCCTGCTAAAACTATTTTTGGCAATCAATTAGAAAGAAGAAAAATACAAGCTTTATTTGATAACCCAAAACAATTTACCGACTTTACCAAAAGACTTAACGATGAAATAAGAGTTTTTGACACTAAACAAAGAGTTTTAGGAGGTTCAAGAACTGATTTCAATTTAGAAGAACAAAATCAATTACTAGACAAAATTGCTAAAGGTGCAATTAATGCAAAAACTTTTGGTGTTTCAGACATATTATTAATGACTAAAAATGCTATACAAAAAAGGTATTATGGTTTAAATGAACAAACTGCTAAAGAACTTGCAAATATTATAATTGATCCAGAAAAATCAGTTAATTTATTAAACAATGTTTATAAAAAAGCCCAAACCAAAACAGAAAAGGGGTTGATACAAAAATTTATACAAGATTTTTTAGAAAAAAGAAATTTTATAAAAACATTATCACCACAAATAGCAAGAACTATGGTATCAGAACAACCTAAAAACGAGGAAAATTTAGAATAATGGCACAAAGATTTTATGAACCAATAACTAGAATATTTACCAATGCAGGAGCTGTTGGAGTAGGATATAAATATTATTTCTATTTAACTGGAACAACAACGCCAGTAACAACATATCAAAATATTAATTTAACTGTAGCAAATACTAATCCAGTTATATCTGATTCAAATGGAAGATTGCCAGAAATATGGTATTCTGATTTATCACAATTAAAATTGATTGTTAAAGATTCTTTAGATAATACAATAGAAACTTGTGATCCCGTAGGTGCAACAGCTGAAATTGCATCTTTAAATGATTTTGATGTTCGACCAACTTCATATTGGGGATTAACAACAGGAACTTCAACAGCTTATACATTATTAGCAAATCCTACAGTTATTTCATATAATAACGCACAAACATTTGTTATACAAATTCACACAGATTGTGGAAATAATCCAACTTTATCAGTAGATAGTTTAACTGCTCAAAATTTTAAAAAATACACACAACAAGGAACAAAAGTCAATTTAAAAGCTGGCGATTTAAAAGCAAATCAAAGATATTTTTGCACTTATGATGGCGTTGATGTAGTTGTTTTAAATCCAAATTCACTTCCAATTTTATCAGGAACTTCTACAGCTTTGACAATATCAGCGGGGGTTGTCACATTAACTAATAATTCAGGTTCATATATTATAGACACCGAAGGATCAACAGCTAGTGATGATTTAGATACCATAAATAGTGGTCAAGATGGACAAATTATTTTTTTACGTTTACAAAATGCAGCTAGAATAATAAATGTTAGAAATGCAGTTGGTAATATAAAAATTGAAACTGGGGCAACAATTACGTTAAATTCGACGTCTCAAGTTTTAATTTTAAGATATGATTCAAATTTAGCTAATTGGATTGTTATTGCTAACAATACTAAAACTTTAGAAATTTTACAAATAGTTACAGCCACAACTGGTGCAGTTGCCGCAGCAGCTAGTGATATACCTTTTGATGATACAATACCGCAAATTGGTGAAGGAACAGAATTTATGAGTATATCAATAACCCCAAAAAGTGCAACTTCACTTTTAAGAATAGATGTTGTTGCAAACTGGGGACAGGATGTAGATGAAAATATGACAGTTGCTTTATTTAAAACTGGAACTGCAGATGCTTTAGCCTCGGTTTCAATATTTCCATCAGCAACTTTAGCATATAGTGGAATTACTTCATTCAATCATTTAATAAGACCAAGCACATTATCAACTTTAACATTTACAGTTCGTGCTGGCGGTAATACTGGTAGTGGTGGAACAATAACTTTGAATGGCGTTATGAGTGCAAGAAAATTAGGAGGTTCTATGGCATCGAGAATTATAATAACTGAAATACAAGATTAATATGTCAAAAGTAATAAAGGCAATAAAATTAATATATCCAAACATAAAGGGTGGTTTTATTTATTGGGAAACTAAAAAAGACCTTACGCCATGGGCAAATCCAATAGATGGTTTAGTTTGGGAAAACACTGATTTTATAAAACCTACATGGGATCAAATAACTTCAAAATTTGATATTATAGAATTAGAGGAAAAGAAAATTATAAAAAAAAATATATGTTTAAATTATTTGAAAGATACTGATTGGTATGTTATAAGATCATTAGATCCAAGTAATTTAAATAGCATACCACAAAATATTTTAAAAAATAGGGCAGATGCAAGATTATTACAAGATATTATTAATAATGCAAATAGTTTGATTGAATTAGATAATATTAATATTAATTTTGTTGATTAACATGAGTGTTTCAGGAACAAATACATTTTCACAAACAAGAAACGATATAATTAATCGTGCTTATAAAATTATAGGAATTAAGACTCGTGGAAGAGACTTAACAGCAGAAGAAATTAATGAAGCATCAGAAGCATTAAATTTATATGTCAAAGGCTTAAAAAGTGAAGGTGTTTATCTTTGGAAATACGCTGAAGGAACTTTATTTATAAAAGTAGGTCAAGAAAGCTATATTTTAGATGGTGCAACCGCTAACGCAACAGAATCATTTGTCCAAACAACTACAAGTGCATCAGCAACAAGTGGAGCAAATTCAGTTGTAGTTGCTAGTGCAAGTGGGTTTACTATTGGATATAATATAGGAATAATGCAAGATAATGGCAATCTACATTGGACAACAATTTCTAATATAGCGGGAACAACAATAACTTTAACTTCTCCTTTGACAAACAATGTATTAAGCGGAGCAACTATTTATGTTTATCAAACTAAAATTACACGCCCCGAAGCAATAACATCTTGTAGGCGCAGAGATTCATCAAATTACGATACCCCTTTAAATGAATTAGCTAGAAATGATTATTTTAATTTAGCTCAAAAAACTGTAGCTGGTCAACCAACTCAATTTTATTATGACAAACAATTAAATTCAGGTACTATTTATTTGTATCAAGCCCCAAGTGATGCTTCTAATACAATCAAATTTACATTTCAAAAAATGTTTTTTGATTTTAATACAGGAAATGACAACCCTGATTTTCCTATTGAATGGGCTGAAACTTTAGCTTTTGGCTTAGCTTCTCGTTTATGTTACGATTTTTCAATAGATAAAACAAAAACCGAACAAATTAAAAGAACATACGACGAAATGTTGCGTAACTTAAAAGGATATGATAGAGAGGATTCAATTTATTTTGTCCCAACTTATAATTTGTACAAATAATGATACAACAAATACATTTTGGCGTAAATTCATATAAAAGCAAAAGTGGTTTAGTTTCTGCAGAGCGGTTAGTTAATTGTTATGCTGAAATAACACCTCAAACCAGTGCATTTCCAAATATGGTGTTAGGAACAGCAGGATTTGATGTTTGGTTAGATACTGCAGTTTCTTTGCCTATTTACGGAATGCACGTAATGGCTGGAGATTTATTTGTTGTTGCAGGAAACAAAGTTTTTAAAGTAGACACAAGCAAAACAACAACTTTAATTGGTGAAATAACAAGTCAAGTAGGACAAGTTATTATGACTGACAATGGAACTCAAGTTACAATACAACTCCCAAGCGGTATCACTTATTATTGTACAAGTTCTGCAGGCTCATTATTACAAATAACAGATGGAGATTTTAACAATTCAGGCTCAATAACAACACTTGACGGGTTTACTATATCTGCCTTAATAGATTCAAATGAATTTCAATGGTCAAATGTTAATGCAACAGAAAATTGGAATGCTTTAAATGCGGCAACTGTTGAGGCTAATTCATCAAAAATTGTTAGAGTTTATCAAAATAATTTAGAACTTTGGTTTTTTAAAGAAGACATAATTCAGGTATATTATAATACTGGATCAGGAAGTCCTTTATTTCAAAGAAAAGAAGGTGTTTATATTGAAAAAGGTTGTGCTTCCAAACACTCAATAGCTACTCTTGATAATTCATATTTTTTCTTAGGTAATGATGGCATAATTTACCAAACTATAGGATACCAATTAAAACAAATATCTACTTTTCCAATATCGCAGGAAATTAAAGAATATGCAGTAATAAATGATGCTATAGCTTTTACTTATATTTTAGGAGGACACAAATTTTATTGCATTACTTTTCCAACGGCAAATAAAACTTGGGAATATGATATTTCAACAGAATTATGGCACGAAAGGGAAAGCATTAACAATGCAGGAAAAAGTGGTAGATGGAAAGCAAATTGTTGTATAAATTTTAATAATAAAAATTTAATTGGAGACTTTGAAACGGGCGTTATATATGAATTAAAGGACAATTTATATACTGAAAACGGTGCAGTAATTAAAAGAGAGGTTATTGGAACAACATTGTTTAAAAATTTTGCAAGAATGACAATGTCAAGATTTATAGTTTGTATGGAAACAGGCGTTGGAATAGCAACTGGTCAGGGTCAAAATCCGCAAATTATGGGAAAATTTTCTATAGATGGTGGTAAAACATTTAGTAATGAATTATGGCAACCAGTAGGAACAGAAGGTTCTTATTTGACTGAAATATTTTGGACGCAAATAGGACAAGGTCGTTCTTTTATAGCAAAATTAAACTACAGTGAGCCAACTAAATTTGTAATTGTTGGTTGTTTTGTAGAAATTGAAACAGAAAATGATTAATATACCAAACAATATCCAGCCAGTTGAAGCCAACGGCATGATAAAGCCAGAATGGAATACTTTTTTTCAACAAATTAAAACAGTAATAAAAACCGATTATGCAATAGACATTGGTTTACCTAATGTTTTAGAACCCATAGTTGATAAAAATAAAAATATTAATAAAATTTGGTATAATTTTTTCGAAAAAAGTTATAATACAACTGGTGCATCTTTTGGTATTCCATCTTCTCAAGAAAAACTTAGTAGCAAATGGCACACATTTTTTGAAAATATGTTTCAAGAATTAAAATAGTTGTTGAATATTTATCTAAAACATTAATAATCAATATTATTCCTGAGTAAATGTAGAATAGACTAAACATTTATATATTTATGAAAGGATTATCAAGCCTTTACAAAGGTTTGTCAGGTGTCGAACCTACAGCTGATGACATAGGAGCAGTAAAAAAAGCAGGCGACACAATGACTGGTGCGTTGATATTAAGTGGTAGTCCAACAGAGCCTAATCAAGCTGCTACCAAATCGTACGTTGATAGCAATTCTTCGTCATGGGGTTCTATAGGTGGAACATTATCAAATCAAACAGATCTTCAAAATGCCCTCAATGCAAAACAAGATACTTTAGTTTCTGGCACAAATATTAAAACAATAAATTCAAGTTCAATTTTAGGATCTGGTAATTTATCAATAACCGCAAGTGCCGCTGGGTCAAATACACAAGTCCAATTTAATGATAGCGGTAGTATAGGTGGAGATGCTGGTTTAACGTATGATAAAACAACAGATAACTTAATTGTTGCTGGTAAAGTTGATGTTAATGCACTTCAAGTAAACGGAACAGCTGGTAACGGACATATTGATTTAAAACACCAATCTGCTGATGCCTCTCCCCCATCCGCCTTTTCAGCTTTATTTGCCGATAGCAACGGAAATATTAAATACAAAAATGATGGTGGTTATTATACTACATTTTCATCACATGCTAACACTGCTAATAGAGTATATACTTTTCAAGATAAAAGTTACACTCTAGCGGAAGCAGGAGCAAACACCGATATAACTTCTATTCAATTAAATCAAAGTGGTTTAGTGGTTAAAGGGGCGACTTCAAATGCGCTTACCATAAAACCAAATGAAACTTTAAGTGCGGCACGGACGTTAAATTTAAAAGTTAATGATGTAGATAGAACTATTGATTTATCTGGTAATTTAACTGTTTCAAGTTCTGCAACAATTTCAGGAACTAACACTGGCGACCAAACAAATATAACTGGTAATGCTGGAACAGCAACCACTTTACAAACTGCAAGATCAATTTATGGAAATAATTTTGATGGATCTGCGGCGTTATCACAAGTTATTGCTTCAACTTTTGGAGGCACAGGAAATGGATTTACAAAATTTACAGGTGCAACTACCACAGAAAAAACCTATACATTACCTAATGCTAGTGCAACAATTTTAACTGATAATACTGCAGTTACTGTTCCTCAAGGAGGCACGGGTTTAACAACTTTAACAACTGCTTATGGTGTAGTATGTGCAGGAACAACAGCTACCGGATCTTTGCAAAATGCTGGTGCAGGAACTAGCGGTCAATATTTAAAATCAAATGGAGCAAGCTCATTACCAAGTTTTGCTAGTTTTACACCGCCAACTATTCAAAAATTTACCTCAGGTTCGGGCACTTATACAAAACCAGCCAATGTTTTGTACATACGCGTTAAAGCCGTAGGCGGTGGCGGTGGTGGCTCAGGTTCAGGAACATCTGGAGGTGGAAATGGTGGAAATGGTGGAAACACAACTTTTGGAACATCATTAATTACTGCAAATGGAGGAACTGGTGGGACGTATTCTTCGTCCGGAGGTTTGAATGGAGGTGATGGTGGTACTGGTTCTTTAGGAACTGGACCAATTGGAACGGTTCTAACAGGAGGAACTGGTGGTGGATCTAATTATAGTTTAGTATCATCCTATCAAATTGGAGTTGTAGGTGGTCAAAATCCATTAGGTGGCGGTGGTTCTTCTGGTCCTGCTAATGGAACTGGGGTTGCTGGAATAACTAACACTGGCGGAGGTGGAGGCGGTGCAGGAACAAATGCTACTAGCCTTAACGCTACTGGAGCTGGAGGCGGTGCTGGTGGCTATGTAGATGCAATTATAACCTCACCATCATCAACATATTCTTATGCTGTAGGTGCAGCAGGAACAGCAGGAACAGCAGGAACAAATGGCTATGCAGGTGGTGCTGGTGGATCAGGCTATATTGAAGTAACCGAATATTATAATTAAATATGAAAATAACAGCAGTTCAAGATTTAACATCTTTAAAAGGATATAAATTAAACGACCAGTTTTTTATCCCATATGAAGGAAACCCATCGTATGACCCAACAAATCAAGAATTATCGTATATTCGGGCATATATTGAACAAGGCGGATATGTTCAACCGGAATTTACTTTTGAGCAAATATTAGAAAGAAAGAAAAATGATAAAATCATTAAATTAAAAGATAATTTAAATTTAATTTTACAAAAACCTCATATTTTGCATAATGTAAAACAAATAAATCAAAATTTTGAAACAATCAAATATACAGATGCAGTCTTTATAATTAGCGATACCTCTTCATTAAGATCATCAGATACTATTGTTTCGGTTGGTTCTTTTTTAAAAAATAGATCTACTATAAAATTATTATGTGAAAATATTCAAACTTTATGTAAAATTTTAGAAAACATAAAATTAATTCCTGACGATACTAAAAATTTATTTATATATGACGAAATAGAATCAAAAGTAAATAATTTGTCTTTAACTTCTGATTTTAACATAAATGAGAAATTAAACATTCCTTACAGCACCAAAACAATTAATGGTGAAGACATTACAATATTATTAGATTTTAACAGCATTCAAAATATTTTCTCGCACATTTTTAATCGAGTTATAACAAGTCAAAAACTTTATGATATCATCGAACAGCAAATACTGTCTGCTAAAACTATCGAAGAAGTTGATAAAATTGACATTAATTTTCAATAAAAAATGAACGCCTGCGAAATAAAATCAAAATTAATTTTCTCCGCTATAAAAAAAGATGTTTTTAAAGTCGAACAAGATTTTATTTATAAACACACCTTCGGCGGTCAGGAATTATCAAACCCTTACATTGTACCCGCTGGATTTATAACCAATGGTTTTAGCGTTCCTTTTATATTTAAATCTATTTTTTCTGCAACTGACAAAGGTGTAGAAATTGCCGTTGTACATGATTTCTTATATAATAAATCTTGTCCTTTTGATATGCCCCGCCGTGATGCTGATTTTATTTTTTACGAAGGATTAAGATGTCTTAATGTTCCTACATGGAAAGCTAAGGCAATGTATATTGCCGTGGTTTTATTCGGTGGTAGAAAATGGAGGAAAAAATAATGGATTTCATCAGTATATTTAATTTAATGAAACAAGCACCAGAGTTTTCATTGTTATTTGTTTGTTTTTTTGTTTATCTAGCAATACAGAACACGAAAAATTTTTTTAAACTAAAAGATTACGAAAACAAAGAAAATATGGGAATTTTCGTTAAGAACGAAATAAACGCATCGGAAGCAAGAATAAAAGAATACATTGACCAAAAATTTAATGCTTTAAAAAATGGACTTTAAATTCTTGGAACTTGTAAAACAAATCATAAGCGAAGGTTTTTACGCAATTGTTGTGAAATTAGTGATTGCTTTTGTTATCTTAAAAAAAGCAATACAACTATTGTACAAAACCAAAAAAACCAAAGATGAATATATAGATTTAAAAACAACTGTCGCTGATTTAAAAACAAAACTGGAAAATATGGATAAGGAAAATCAAAAAAGAGATTTAGATAACTTTGCGAAAATAACGCAGGTAAACCACAAGATTGACAATGTTGTCAATTCTGTGGAATTAATTTTAAAAATTATGAAAAATGAAAAATAATCTTAAAATTGTTGGTTCAGTAATATTATTTATACTAGCCTTATTATATGAAATTTTAGTATTGACAATAATTTTTAAGTTTTCTATGGTGCATGATGAAAAAATAACAGGAGATGTTGTACGCCTACTCGCAGGCTTTATTCCTTTCGTTGCAGGCGTGCAACTTTCTATTTTAGGTGCAAATATAATTGATATAAAAGGATTATTTAAAAAATGATAAATTTGATTTATAAATTAAAATACTTCTTTAATCAATATATTCTAATTGCTCGTATTACTTTATTAATTATGGCTTGCCTTCTGTTATATTGGAAATGCAAAGAAGTTGAAAAACTTGTACAACAAATTGATGAATATAAAAAAATCGAGGAAGAAGTAAAAAATCAAAATTTAAATGTTAAACAAAATGTCGAAATTATTAAAAAAAGGATTGAGTCTAGCACTAATTATGATGACGATAGGTTGCTCAAACAAATATTTGGCGACAAATAATTATTGTGAGAATTTGCCAGATATAACGTGGAAACATGCTGAGTTAGTATATGGCAATCAAAAATTTAAACCAATAAAATTAATTTTAATACAAATACAATCTATTAAAGAGTGCGGGTGTATCGAATCCTCTTTGCAAACACAATGTTTTGAAAGGTTTAAATCAGAAAAAAATGTGGATAATAGATAAAATAAGAAAAAAATCACAACCGCTAGAATTTAACTTGTACAGGTTTTATACTGAACAAGGAAATGATGCCACAATTGGGAGGCTTTATCAAAAAATTAAACTTAAAGCGACAATTGATGATTATCCTTTAAGCAATGATTCTATTCTTGCGTGTAAAAACTACGAAAAACCAATTTGTTATACACTAGAAAGACCAAAATATTTCAATGGTTTGACAAATTATAGCGACAAACCAAACACCACCATAAACGAATCTTGCTGTATTCCAGCGGGTCGTTATAAATGCGAAATGACCTATTCACCACGTTTTAAAAAAGATTTGTACCTAGTATTAAAAGTTAAAAATAGAGAAGGCGTAAGACTGCACGCTGGAAATTCTATCAATGATATTGAAGGCTGTATTATTTTTGGAACAAGACTTGTAAAAAACTTTAATGGTTTTAAATATTGGCTCGCTGATAGTACAAAGGCTTTTAATAATTTTTACAACATAACTCAAAAAAAGCCGATAATTTTAAACATAATCGACAATGACCAAGAGTTTAACTTATCCAAAATTACCATTGAATAATATGATTTTATTCTTTATTTTCTTACTATTAATATCACCCGCCAAAGCTGAAAATTATTTTATTGAAAAAGTAATTAGAGTTACTGATGGCGATACTTTTGTTATTGATACAAGCGAAAAATCAAGTATTCTTAGAGAGTTAGGATTAAGTGTAAGAATCTTAGGTATAGATACGCCAGAAAAAAAGGGTAAATGTAAAAAAGAAAAAGATTTAGCTTTAAAAGCAGCTGAATTAACAAAAAAACTTATTGAAAATAAAATTATAAAAATAACCGATATTAAGTGGGATAAATACGGCGGTCGTATAGACGCTAAAGTATTTGTCAATGATTTAAATGTTGGTGATGAATTAATTAAAAAAAATTTAGCTGTTGCATATTTTGGCGATAAAAAAAATAAAAATTGGTGCAAATAGAGATTAACCACACTACCCTTTTATTAACAAATCATAAACAAAAAATGAAAAAAATATTTATTATACAATTATTATTATCTTTGCTTGCAATAAATTCTGCAAATGCAATTAATATAACTAAAGACTTCGATGTAAATTTTATGGTCTCTGGTCAATTATTGACACCAGACATTCAAGACCCTCAATTTATCACTGAAACTAAAACCTATTTTGATTTACAAACTGGTTTGCAATTAAAAGTTGATAAATTTAATGTGATTGCTCAAACCAATAGAATTTTAAATAGACCTCAAACCGCTAACGTATTAACTAGACAAGGCGGGCTTCCAGCTACCGCTAGAATTGATACTAAAATTGATATTATTAGATTAGGTTATCAAGTAGGAAAATTCTTGCCAACAATTAACTTGGCTAATGTACAGGTCGAGGAAAAGATTTATAGTGGCTCTAATTTGTTAGGTGGCAAGAAAAACTCAATGCTTATTCCCGGAGCATCTATTTACTATTTAATTGACAATAATTTCTCCGTTTCTATGGATTATTATTTTAAATCCAAAGAAATATTTATGGAAAGAGCCGTTGCAATTAGCGCAAACTATGCGTTTTAGTATTGAAAAATAAAAACCAATAATTATCTTAATTATTGATTGAACTGGGAAGTCTTAGCAATAGCGGGCTTCCCTTTTTTATTATTTATTGAAAAAAATCCGAAAAAACTGAAGGCTTGATTTTATTGGGTTAAGAGGGGTTTTTACTCTTTTGTTATGTCTTTTTTACTCTTTTTTTACTACTAAACCTCTAAAAATAAATGTTGTAAAATATGTTTAATTACTGGAACTGTAAAAGAATTTCCATAACATTTATAAGCTTGAGAATTTGAAATTCCATTATGATAGAAATCAGGGTATCCTTGAAGTCTAGCACATTCAGTTGGTGTTAATTTTCTAACCATATTCTTTATTTCATATAAACCAGTTTTAGCACCCCTTCCACCACCATTCGCACTAAGGCAAACTGATTTACCATCTGAACTGTAAACTCTATCTCCTTGACCATTTTTATTAAAATGACCAACTTTGACAGGCTTTTTAAATACAAGCTGTCTTTGACCATGCTCAAAATAATCCTTAGGGCAAGCTCTGGAATATGTTGCTGTTATACAATATGATTTTAGTTTTTCTGTATCTCCGTCTTCTAAAATATCTTTTAATAAAATTCCTTTATCTTCTGGTTGCGATATTTCAATTTTTTTATAACTACCATCTTGTTGTAATTTTCCAACCCAATATAATCTTTTTCTTTGTTGTGCCGTCAAAAGAGAGCTATTAATCAAAATAGGCTCTATATTAAAAAGTTCTTTTGATATTAATTCTTTAGATTCTTTACTCATACTCGCAACATTTTCTAAAATAAAGAATTTTGGCTTGCATTCTTTTAAAATTCTTACATACTCATAAAATAAACCGCTTCTCTCTCCATCAAGCCCTTTTCTATTGTTTTTGGCTATTGAAAGATCTTGGCAAGGACTTCCTCCAATTAATAAATCAAAATTAACAAAAATCTCATTTGCATCTTTAGGGTATAACCAATTATCAAAAGTACAAATAAGGTTTTTCACATCTCCAATATGTGTAATATCAGGGTGATTCTTTTTAGCTACTTGTATAGCATATTTGTCAATTTCTGACGCATAATATTCACAATCAATATTTAGATTCTTTAAAGCTTGTCTTGCTCCTGAAATTCCGTCAAATAAAGATAAAACTTTAATCATCAAACCTCTAAAAATAAATTTTTCTTAATTTCTTTTAAAACAACATCTCTAAAAAAAATTGGATTATTTGTAATATAGCAACTAAATCCCATATTGTTTAGTTTTATAAACCATTCTAATTGTTGTTCTGATAGGTGTATTTCACTTGGCGCACCTATTTTTTTAATTTCAAGATACATTGTATCCCGTAAAGCTATAAAAGCATTGTATAAAAATATAGTTAAATCAGGAAAGCCCCCTTTAAATCCTTCGGCTTTTTTTCTCGTATAGAAAGCCATTCTTTGATTTTGTGTTAGTTTTGACACTACTGCATCACCATTATCGTTTTTAACGGCTTCTAAGTAATTAAATTTATGTTTTTTAACTGCTTCAATGGCTAAGTATTGAATCTCTTTATAAAAATATTGTTGAATGTCAGTCTCTTTTAGGGTCGCAAATCTTGTCAATAATAATTCATCAGGGGTTTTCGGCTCTTTTGGAATATCTTTATTAAAAAGTAAATTAATTTTTGATAAATAATCAGGGTCTACCAAGTTTTTTAGATTTTTTACATCTATTATTTTTTTCTCATAATTTGTCATAATTTCCTCAAATAAATTTTATAACCAGCTTTTCCAAAAGGAATTTGAATAAAGCCATTTTTAATTAAAACCCTGATACTTGCCAAGTTATTTTCTTTAACAACGGCAGTAATAACTTTATAATCGTTTTTAATAGCTTCTAGGTAGTTTTTAACCTCCCTAGTCATAATCCCTTTATTGTGATACTCATCATCCAAATTATACTCAATTTGCGGATAATCGCTATTATAAGATAATATTTGAATATAACCAACTTCTTTACCATCAACTATAATTCTGTGAAAATGTTTTTGAAAAGAAATATTCTTCATAATTCATTTTGACTCCCATTTTGTAAAAAACATTTCTTTGGCTTCTTTGTCGTTTTCAAGATAACTTAGAAAATCACTAATTTTAGATTTAATCTCGTCTTCAATTCCTTTATGATTATGATAATCCTCAACCCAATATTCTTCGCCATCACTTACTAAATATTGAAACTTTGGCAAATCTAAGCAATATAAATAAATCAAATGTTGTGTTGAGTCTAAGAATTTACCAACTTCATAATTACTAGTGAATTTAATGTCGTAAATAGTATCCCGTTTTACAACATCGCATTTTCCGTAAAGCAAAAACTCTTGATTACCAACCGTCAAATCTTTTTTGACAGTTTGTTGCCAAAGTCCGCCATTTACCATTTTAGCAAAAATATTAACTATGTGCTGTCTTTCATCATAATCTTCATGATGAATATCTATTTGATGAAATGGCTCATAAGCTATTTTTATATCATTTTCAAAATCTATCCCTTTCTGCATAGCCTCGTTAGGCTCGAACTTTTCTCTTGATAAAGTCTTCAAGAAATCAGCCCTACTATCCGCAGGGCTTTTATATTCGTCTTGAATGTAATATTGAAAGCTATTCAATAAAGTTGGAGTAATTAAATATTTAGTCATTGTTAACCTCTTTTTAATATTTAATTGTTAATTTCCTGTTGAACCATATCCACCTCTTCCAGTATCTTCAAAATCTTTTACAATTTCAAAGCTTGATGGATAAAGTGGACGAATAAGCATTTGAGCAATCTTATCACCTTTTTTTATTGTGTAAGGCTCGTGTCCTGCGTTATAAATAATCACGCCTATTTCTTTGCGGTAAGAGTTATCAATTGTGCCTGGCGTGTTTAAGACTGTAATTCCGTGTTTAAGAGCGAGGCCAGAGCGTGGGCGAATGTCTGCTACGGCGTAAGCCTGAATTTTATTTGCTCCATAATTTTTGTCAAAATCTAGCCTATCACTATCATCAAAAAAACACCAATCGTCAATTATTCTACGAACTGGCAACTCTAAAGCAATTCCAGTTTTAACCAGTATTCTACCTTGAGGATAAATTTTAAATCCTTCGATAATATTAGGCTCTTTGTCATAATCGCATATTTCAGAAGCAAATATTTTAAATAATGATATTTCTTCATCTAACGAACTTTCGTTATTATCATCAAAAACAGTAATATAATTTTCATTAGTTAACGAATGTTTTATTATTTTATTTAAGCAAGCTCCCATATCTTTTTCATCATCTTTAAAATCTTGAAGTTCCATTATTGAAAAACTATCAGCAAAAATGTCCCATAAATCACCCTCATTTGCTTTTTCTGGTGCTTTCGCTGTTTCTGTTAGTAATTTAACTTTAAATGATATATTCATATTTCTAATATTTAATTGTTAATTTCTTGCCAGCTTTTACATCGCCGACTTGAATTGATTTAGCTTTATCAATTGCTTCGTTGATACTTGCTTCATCGTGATAAGATTCATTGCTATATTTAGCCTCAATCTCAAATTGATTAGATTTGAAACGAGCATATTTATAACCTGCCATTGACTGCCTGATTGTTTCCCTAATTTCTTTATCAAGTTTTTCATACTCTTTCTTTTGCTCCTCAAGCTCTTTTAATCGAGCTAATTTAGCCGATAAATCACTTTCAAGAGGTTTTTCGAGCGTTCCCCTTTCCAGTTCTAAAAACTCGTCAATTTGCTTATCTTTTTTAGTTTTTTCGCTATCTTGCTTATCAAGCATTGAACCTTTTTCAAATTCAGCGCTAAACCAAATTAAACTCGCAGTAATTGCACGTATTATTTTTGTATCTAAACCAATATCAAAGGTTTTACTTTCCAAAATTTGATGCTCTTTATTAACTCCTGCAATATGAATGAAGCAGCTTTCTTTCTCGTGCAACCACATTTGAGCTTGGCACTGGATATAATAATTGAAAGGCAAGCCGTATTTTTCAATTTTAGACCAGCCAAAAAGGTCATTTGTAGTTTTACATTCAAGTATAGAGTTATCGCTTAGAATATAATCAATTGTTGCCCTAAAAGGAAATTTACAACCTTTGATTATTTTTTCTTTTTGAGTTTGAGACTCAACAATTGATAATTCTAAATGTTGCCTCAAAAAATCATCTTTTACCGCTTCCTCCATTGCTTGCCCTCGTTTCATTGCTTCATTAGAGTTGAAGTTATTGAAACTCTTAAACTGTTCTCTATCAAGCATTAGTTTTTTACCAAGCGAATATCTTGTCTCAAGATAACTTGGCATCTGCAATAATGAATCGTGTATATTTTCACCTATGATGTTTTCTGCAAGCAAATTAGCCGAGTATTCTTTTAGGAGTCCAGCAACTTCGCTGGCTCCTATGATTCCAAATCTATCTGTCATTAGTTAATCCTCTTATTTCTATATTAGCCTCGGTAGCAAGATTTTTAAATTTATCAAATATAGTTACAAGAGTATGAGGTTCCTCAAATTCTGCTGCGAATTTATCAAAATTGATATTTTTTAATTTAAATTCTGCACGAACTCTTTTATTTTCTTGCGACACTAAATTACAAAGTAATATTAGTTCCCTTTCGGTTAATTCTATTAATCCTATTTTATTTTTTTTACAAAAAAGATTTTTTAATATCTTAATCATGACTCTCCTCTTTATAATTTTCTATGAAATTTCTTAAATCTTGTGGAGTATTAAAAAATACCCTAGAAAATCCACCACCATCAGGAATAATTGTTGAACATGCAAAAGATTTAGCTTTTCGGAGACTTTCCAATAATTCACCTTCGCATCTTGGCAAATTCTCTAATATTTCAATTATTTTATTTATATTTTCTGCAAATTCATCTTGATAAGCAAATGGCATAAAATCAGCGCTATGTAATTTCCATTCGTCATAATCTTTCCCAGAAAATGAGGTTTTTATTGGTATATTTTTATTAGACATATTATTCCCCCTCCTTAGCTTTTCTAAACTCTTCTGCTTTGATTTTGACAATCAATGCGTTTTTGCATTTTTCAAATTTTGAAAATGGCAAGTCAATTATTTTATCAATTTTGTATGCTTTGCAAATATCAACCCCAGCTTGTTTTGCAAGATTTTCAAGCTCTATACCTTGCTCTGCGCTGATAAACTCTTCGATTTTTGGTAAATCTTTGATAGGTTGCTTCTGTTGTTTTGGTGCTTCTGACGCTTTATTTTCGCCGTCTTCTGGTAAATCTTCTCCAGCATAGATGTAAAGTCCTATACCAAACATTGCGATATTTTTCACTAAACAACGCATAATTGTTTTATTTATGTCAAACATTGTTGCAGGTTCAACAAATTTTTTGACAGGTGGAGCGCCATTATATCCCTTCACGGAGTATTCTTGTTTTACATTGCTCATAGCTTTATTTGCTCCATCCATTACTGGCAACCACATTTTCTTTGTTTTACCTCCAGCTTTTATTTCTGTCCATACCATATACCCTGTTTTTTCATCGAATTGGTATGGCGAGCCATTAAATTCCAAAATATTATATTCCCAATCTGGATAAGCTTTTTCCATTTCTGCTACAGCAAAAGCCCAGCTAAGATATGTCAATTCTGTGTTTCCTGATTTCTTTTTTTCAACTTTACCATTAACGTTTAATTGCAATAAAGTTTCAAATTTTGTTAGTTCTTTTGTTTCTTTCATATAGTTATTTTAAGTTAAGTTAATGTTAATAATACTTTTTAAAAGTATCTCAAGCCATATTATTGAAGGCTTTTTTAATTGTCAATAAGTTTTTTTACTATTGTTTCATTTTTATAATCGGGCACTAATTCATAAAAAACAGAAGCCCCGTTATTTATATCATTAAATAACTTTGAACTTTTATGCCCAATTATAATTCTTCTGTTATATTTACCCTTGCCCCAATCTCTCCAAAAAAAATCACTGTATTTGTTTTTTTCTTCGAAGTTTACTTCAGCTTTCTCAATTTCTTTTCTGATATGCTCAAGTAAACTTCCGTAAATACCAATTTGACTGGCAAGATTAGTTTTAGTGTTGGCTTCAAAATGTCCAACATCTTTTATTAATTCCAATATCTTTGGGATTCTGGCTTCTAGGTCTAACATAAGTATAACTCTGATTTGGTTTTAGAGGTGTAGTTGCCGTCATTATCGAATTTTCCCTCTTCTTTCATAACTTCGACTTTATATCGAATTTTTCTATTAATTTTTTCGGCTAATTCCTTTATTTCTTTTTGAGAATATAAAGAAGTTGATTCGTCTTCATTCTCAATTTCAACTTCTTTGATATAAATTTCTTCAAGGTAATTGTCCTCAAAATATTCTATCATTGCTTCGATACTATTAAAATCGAAGGCTTCTTTTTCTCCATTAATTTTTATACTTATCATATTTTTCTTAAGTTAAGTTAATAAATTGCCCGTCTTTCCGAGCTTTCATTTTATAAATTTGTTTTCTTCAATAAAATTGGTTATTATTAATGTCAATTTAGCTTTTAAATCAGGATTGTTTTTAAATATTTCAAACAATTTATCCGAATTAGAAGTGGCTTCATTTACTAAATTTCTAACCAATTTTTTCTTTAACTCACTTTTGATGTCAGTTATAGATAAATTATCCTGCAAAATTTCATTTATTGTTTCTGCAAAAATTTGTTTAAATTGTTCTGAATTATTTTTTATGATAATTTCTATTATTCCTTTTAAGGGAGAACCATAACCTTGCATAACTTCTATACAACTTTTTTGTATTGATATACTTAAATTCTCTTTTAAATTCTTGAGAATAATTTGCTCTAAATTAAATGGCTCATATTTTTGCTTTTCAACTTCTGACAATCTAATTTCTATATTTGCTAGACAATTTTTAAATTCAGTCATAGCGCGAGCATTATTTGATATAATATCCATAAGTTCTTGTTTTTTCATATATTTTTCTTAAGTTAAGTTAATAAATTGCCCGTCTTTCCGAGCTGTATTGGTGCGACTAAATGGACTCGAACCATTACTTGACGGATTTTAAGTCCGTTACCTCTTCCGTTGGGCTATAGTCGCATAATTTGCCTTTTTACAGAAGGCTAACTGCGATTGTAGTGGGAATCGAACCCACACAAACATAGCACTAGAACCTTTCTACCATTGATAATGCGTATTTCTACGACTAGCTTTTGTCTATACAATCTGCCCTTTATTCAGAGGGGCGACCAAGCCCATAAATAAAGTATTTTCGCACCATCTTTCTCTGTGCCGAATATGACAAAGCCCCGCGTGTCTTCCGACTTTACCGCACCTCACGATTAGGCTTGAGCCTAACCGCTTTGTCTTGCCCTCTTTTATTCCCTCATGCCGAAATCCATCGGCTGGTAAATTAATATAGCTAGTAAGGCTTATTAATTCGTATCTTGCGATATAGACGCTTACCCGCTCCGATTTGTGATGGGCGACTTTAAGTTGTCTCACAAACCGCATTTTTGCTTAACACTTTTAAGACTTAAAGCCTGTCTATCCCTTTCGGAATTCCTGCACTCATCTTTACCCGTGCCGAGTTAAATATTTACTTTTGTAAGTAAAGTAAACGCAATATAATCAAGCCCTAATTAATTGTCAATAAGTTTTTTAAATAATTTATTAAATTATTTTTCTGCACTATTTCATAATGCTCACTAGCAATAATTTCACTTGCGCTACAAACAATTTTTTTGGCCTTGAGGTGTTTATATTTTATTACCGCATCAGTGCCTTTCATATTTTCCTTCTCCAAGTTATCATCAAAACAAATTACATCGAATTTATCGCTTATTAATAAATCGTGGTCAAAATAATCAATTATTGTTATATAATCATATAAACCAGCTTTTGTCGCTAAGTACTCATATAATTTATGATAAATTATATCGTCCTCGATTATTAATATTTTCATATCTACCAATTTAATTTTGAAAGTTGCGCTAAAACAAATATAGCTAATAAAATAATTGCTGGTTCCATGTTAATATTTTTTTATTTTGTTTTTATTGATATAATAAACGCCGTTTCCGTCACATTTATCACAAGTTTCTTTCCAACTCACAGATGCTAGATAATCAACTAAATTAGCAAATCCCATTCCCCAAATTCCATAATTCTGTTTATTAGTTTTGGTGATTTCGCCTTTACCATTGCATTTTTCGCATTGAGTTAAAATTTTATCCATAAAATACCTCGTAAATCTTTTTAGCTTGCTTTTCATATTTATTTACTCCTCCTTGTTGTTTAGTTGTTCCTCAATCAAAGCATGAAATCTTATTCCTTGCCCTGACAAAATTCTTTCAAATTTGCAATCAATATAATCTGAGTTATACCTCCCCTCCATCGGATCTCCTTCTAAGATAAGAATCATTCCTTTGAGTTGTCTTATCAAATAATCTTTTTCTAATAACTTCACTTCTTTACCCACTTACTCCTCCTTAAATTTAACAAAACCAGCATTATAAAGCTTTATTAATAAGCGTGCAGCGGTATCTGCGAGTGATTCGTTTTTTTCTTTACCAACTGAAATATAATCATCATTTAAATAGACAATTCCACCACTACATAAAAGATATTCTTGTTTGTTAATTTTAGGCAAAGCATAAAGTAGCGTTTCGAGGTCGTAAGCTTTAACATTACCTTTGCCATCAGCATCTGCAATATGTCTCATTTCTTGCCCTTTATCATAGCAATACCAATAAAAATCAGTTTCAGCCTCAAACCCCGCTTCTTTTAGTTTTTTTGAAATTTCGTAAGATGTTATTTTCATAGTTTATTTATTTAAGTTAATAATTGGTGGTTTAGGTGGTAGTGGCATCCAGTGTGAAAAATATAACTCTCCTTTTTCAAATAAAGATTTTTCAACATTATCTAAATAAAGTGTACTCCAACCAAAACAAAAATTTTTGTCTTTACATGATTTAACGAATCTACTATAAAAGTATCCTCGCTCGTCCAACAATTTATCATTTTTCAGAGTTAGCCAAACAAAAACAAGGTAACCTTCGGGAATTGTTTCGATCGGTTGCCATTCCATAATCCCATTTTGAATTATTTTTATTGAATCTTGTTCTATATTTTTTTCCATAGTTTATTTATTTAAGTTGTTAACAACCTCTTCCACTTTATCAAAAGTAAAATCGGTTTTTTCTTTGATAATATCATTCATTTTCTTGAAATTGCCAGCTTCAATTAAATTCTGATATTGTTGAATACTCTCAAAATATTTAATAAAAATATCTCGATTGTGATGATAGAATTTTGCTTTACTTTCATTAATAGTTTTATTGAGTATGTTTTTAATATGAATCATTTTACCTCCGAAAATTGACTTTGTTTACCATTAAATCTAAATTTAATATCACCGCATTCGCCTTCACGATTTTTAGAAACAATTATATCAGCTAAGCCTTTTGCATTGTTATAACATTCAAGCCATTCCGCATAATGCTTTGAGTGTTCAGGAACTTTTTCACGCTCTAAAAAATACTCGTCCCTGTGTGTAAACATAACTATATCGGCATTTTGTTCTATAGCTCCCGAGTCTCTTAAATCGCTTAGGATTGGTCTTTTATTTTCTCTTGCGTCTCCAGCCCGTGATAGTTGCGATAATGCAACAACAACAATATTAAAATCTTTTGCTATCTTCTTTAAGCCTTCCGCAATTCTTGATATTTGTTGCTCTCTAGAAAATTCTTTACTTGAGCTTGCGATAAGTTGTAAATAGTCAATACAAACCATCTTAATATCAGATTTAAGCATTGCTCGTTTAATCTTGCTTCTAATAGCCAAAATAGTTAAACCGTTTTCTTGGTCGATTATTAAATTATAATTTTTCCAAGTGTGGCGGTTATTTTCTAAAGCCATTGAGTCGCCTTCGGATATTACCCCAATTTTTAATCGATAGGCACTTACACCAGTTGTTTCATTTAAAAACTTTCTCGCTAAGCTTTTGTCGGAAACTTCCATTGAAAAAAACATAACACCATGATTTAGAGAAACATTTTTAGCAAAGTTAAGACAAAATGTAGTTTTACCGCTTGAAGGTCTTCCCCCGACTATTACTAAATTTCCTAATTCAAAGCCACCAGTAAGAATATCTAATTTTTCAAAGCCAGTGAATACCAATTCTTTTTGGTGAACTGATAAAACATCATCAATAATTTTATCAATCTTTTTAGGCTGTTTAGACATGTTTATTGATATATCAGCTATCTCTCCCTCTAATTTTGTTTTAATAGCATCAAAATCGCTTATTTTTTCGTTTATGATAACATTTAAAATATTCTTTAGCTCTCTTATTTGCCATAATCTTATAATTTCGTTTGAATAAAACTCCATATCACAAATTCCACCAGTAGCGTTCATTAAATCTTTAACAATGCTTGTTTTAATGCTATTGTTTTTTAGAAATGTTGTAATAATTCTAAAATCAACAACTTCACCCGCACCAATTCTTTTAATGATTTCTTCAAATATTAATTTGTAATCATTAAAATAAAAATGCTTAGCTTCTAAATTTGGTGATTTTAACAAATTAAAGTTATTTGCTAGAATATTGCCAATTATAGCTTCTTCTAGCTCTTGATTAAAATTTTCTTGTTCCATATTATTTATTCCTCAAGTGTTGAAATGAACTTAAAAAACTAGGTGTATCATTGTTTGTAAAGTTATTTTGTTTTGGTTCAAAAACTCCCTGCCAGCTATTCTTAATAGAATTTTCAAGCGCTATGTTAGCATTACCAATTTTTAAATTTTCAAACTTTGTTAAATCTTTTAGCAATAATTCTTTTGCTTTTTCTGTAAGTGGTTTTTTTATCTTTACTCGCATCTCAACAAAAGAATTAAATAAATCTTTATTTATAAAGATTGGTAAATCATTCTTACTATCACTCTTACTATCACTATCACTCTTATTCTTACTATCACTATCGGTATTTTTGGTATCTTTTGGTATACCAATTTTACCAGTGGTATTTTTGGTATTAGGTTTATTCCACCTTTTTGCAATGTTGATTTTATTCCTCTCAACAACATTTTGATATTTTTCTTCGTCTCTTTTAAACTGATTTAAAAAGGGCTCAAAAATGATAGAAATTAAATTATTTGTGGGTAAAATATTTTGAGATTGATAGTTGAAAATTGCTTTAAAAAGTTTCCCAGCTTCTTCGTCAGAAAGTTTATTCAAAACCGAGAGACTATCCTTATGTAAGATAAAAGATTTATTTTGTGTTTGATTTGTCATTTTGAGTGTCCTGTATTAATTTTATAAGATTATCCGCAAAGTCATAGAATCCCTGCTTAATTCTTTCTTCAACAAGCTTTGGCAATTTTAAATCTGCCAAGTCGTCAAGAGTTCTAGCAATTTGTCTATTTTGTTGTCGCTTAATCTCGCTTATCACTGTTTCCTGTGTTTGTTGCATTTCTGCTTCCCCTAACGTGGCGGTGAGGTTGCGGGGGGCAAGCCTCACCATAAATAATAAACAATCCCCCCCCGAAATGTTTATGTGCTGGCAAGCATACTCATCTTTGTCTATTGATTCAATGATTAAATAGCGCTCAACTTTCGCTTGCCAATAGTAAACTTGTAAAACGGTCTATTAAACAAGCTTACTATAAGAAAGCGAAGGGGGTTAACTACTCCCCCTTTGCCCAACTTAACTAAAAAACCCTATGAAAAAAGTTTGATTTATTTTTAATCATCACTTTCTTTTTGTCAAGTCTTTTATTTTTAACGCAATATATAATAAACTTATCGTGCTATAAGCCCCGAAAAGTAATTTATTAACAAAATTGAATTGTGTTGCGACCAATAAGATTGAAAAAACTAGCAACCAAAGTAAAAATAACGATAATTTCTCATTTTTGTTCATTAATCCCTCCGTTTTTTACTAATTGTGAGGAGTACCTAACATGCCTTCCCTCTAAATCCGCATCCTCTAAATTTGCACCCTCTAAATTTGCACACCATAACCTCGCTTCCCTTAAATCCGAGTCCCTTAAATTCGCTCTACTTAAATCCGCTCCCATTAAATCCGCTCCCATTAAATTCGCTCCACTTAAATTCGCCTCAAATAAATCCGCTCCCATTAAATTCGCTCCGGTTAAATTCGCAAACCTTAAATTCGCAAACCTTAAATTCGCCTCAAATAAATTCGCTCCACTTAAATTCGCAAACCTTAAATTCGCTCCGGTTAAATTCGCAAACCTTAAATCCGCCTCAAATAAATTCGCAAACCTTAAATCCGCCTCAAATAAATTCGCTCTACTTAAATCCGCTCCCCTTAAATTCGCAAACCTTAAATTCGCTCCGGTTAAATTCGCAAACCTTAAATCCGCACCAGTTAAATCCGCACCCTTTAAATCCGCACCAGTTAAATTTGCTCCGGTTAAATTCGCATAATTTAAATCCGCACCAGTTAAATTTGCTCCGGTTAAATTCGCATAATTTAAATTGCTTTTATTCTTTTCTACTAGCTCCTTTAAAGACAAATTATCATCTTGAAACATTAATTTGTTATTTGTGTTATAAATTTTAGTCATTATTCCCTCCGTTTTTTACTAATTCTCCCACAGTTTTACCACAACTATATACTGTTTGTGAGGAGTATCTGGCATAGTTTAAATTTGCACCCCATAAACACGCACCACTTAAATTCGCCTTTTTTAAATTTGCACCCCATAAATCCGCACCCCTTAAACTCGCATCCCTTAAATCTGCATCCCTTAAATCCGCACCCTCTAAATCCGCACCCTCTAAATTTGCAAACCTTAAATCCGCACCCTCTAAATCCGCACCCTCTAAATTTGCCTCGTTTAAATTCGCAAACCTTAAATCCGCAAACCCTAAATCCGCAAACCTTAAATCCGCATATTTTAAATTGCTTTTATTCTTTTCTACGAGCTCCTTTAAGGACAAACTCTCATCTTCAAACATTAATTCTTGTTTTGTGTTATAAATTTTAGTCATTATTCCCCCCAGTTTTGGTTTTGAGTTAAAAATTGACAATCTCTACATTTGCTTTTAAAGCTCATTATTTGATTGTGCGCTTGTTTTAAAGCCAGCTCGTTATTAGCTAACTGGCTTTTTAAATCCTCGATTATACTTTTAGCCTCAAATAATTGAGTTTCTAAAACTATTAGCTCGTTATTATTTGACATGCAGTTATTTTTATATCCTTGCCAGCAATAACTCGCTAAGGCTATAAAAATAACCGTTAAATAAGCTTTTATTATTTTTTTTAAGTTATTGGTCATTTTTTTTCTTATTTGTTCTTGTTTTGATTAAATGTCCGTTATCAGTATTTTTCAAAAGGTTGATTATTTCAGCCCTTGAAATTATTACGCCGTGGTCATGGTTCATTTTAAACACTGTTTTGGCAATTGATTTTTCTTTGATAAAAAAATTGATTATTGTTTTATCGTAAGTTCCGTCATTGTTTTTTTTAATATATTTTGTCATGGTTTTTATTTATTTTAATGTTAATAATTCTTTGATTGTTTTTTGAAAATTCACAAAATCGTGATGACTCTGTAAATTTTCAAGTTGTTCGAGGTACATTTTTTTTTGTAATTCGTTAAAAACTTCTTTATCGTTTTTAATTGAGGATTCAACATCCTCATAACTTTTTAAAAAAGCCTGCACCTCAAACAATTCTTTGTTTACCTTTTTTAATTCTTCTAAAAGGTCTTCTCTTTTATTATTATAAAAATTAAAAAGATAAAGTTTTCCGGATTTATAATTTTTAAAATACATTTACTCCCCCTTATTGTTAAGTAATTCACAAATACAATTCGCAATATCTTGCGCTGTGTTTTGATCTTGCTCGTTATTAGAATTATTTAAGCGCTCTAAGTGCCTAGCCACTTCTGGATAAGCAACGCTAATAATATCAATCTTTTCAATGATATTAACTTGATGAGCTTCAACATATCTTTTTGTTATGTTATCAGCATTTTCGTTGTGGTTTTTTACCACATTTCCCATTATTTCAAATAAATTCATTTTTTCTCCTTTTTAATTTTTAATAAATTTTGTTTATAATTAATAAACAGGATAAAAGAATTATAATCAATAAGTAAAGTTTATTCAATACAATAATTTTATTTATTTCTTTTTGTTTCTTTGCGCGATATTTTTTATTAGCCAAAACATGTTTTTCTTTTTTAGTTAGTTCTTTCATAATTGCCCCCGTTGTTAGTTGTTGAAAAAGAAAAGTTAGAAATTTGCCAAGATTTATCGTGGTCCGGTCCAATTTGTTCCGCATCAAATTTTAGCAATAATTTTTTACATTTTCTTATTTTAAAATTTGTAAACAAAATTTCATAAAGCGATAAATCAAAACCCTTTGACCTTAAAAGAGCTGTGATGTGCCTATCAAGATACTTGTATACGCAGTCTCTTAGTTTTTTTGATGGTTTTGCAAGTTCGTTATTAATTAAATAATCAAAATTGTAATTGGTATACGACAAAATCAAATCATAATCATTGGCCGTAACTTCTTTTTTAAGATTATTGTAAAATAACTCTTGGTTCGTTAAAATATGAATATACTTTTGATTTTTTTCTGATTTCAGCTGTAAATCTCTTTCTTTCGCCTGTTGTTCCTCATAAATTTCGCGAAACTCTATAAAAACATCTTTCAACTCAAGTTTTACATTTTCATAATTTTCAAGATTTTCAATAATATTATAGACTTCGAAATTCTCGTTTATTATCTTTAATGCACGTTGTAACATGTCAAAAGGGCTATCGTACCACCAGTCGACTAATAAATCTAATAAAATTGCCTTTCCATTACTACAAATTAAACACTGATGATCGTAAGTGTAAGGGTTTTCGTATGGGTCCCAAGAGTCATTATAATAGGGTGAGTCATAAGTGAATAACTCACCCTTCAATTTAGCTAACACCATATTTGAATATTCTGCCTTTGTCATTAATTCCTTTTCGAAAGAATCTAACAGTTTTTTTTCGAGTAGCCATTTAACATCGTCATTAAACGTGTCGGTTTCGTAAAAAGAAGTCTGAAAAAATTTAAAATAATTCAATTTTTTTGAGCATTCACCAACGCTTATTTTGAAGCAGTCTAGATTATTCACCTTAATATAACCGCCGTTATCAAATTTTAAAATAAGCTCGTTGTTTGAAATTTGTATATCGATTAATTTGTTCATAATTGCCCCCGTTATTAGTTAGTTAATAATATTTTTGACCCAAAAAATTAGTTTATTTATTGGGTTGCTCCTTTTCAGGTTTAAAAAGGTAGTGCAATTTTGAGGTCTTTTTTGAAGTAAATCTTGCATAAGTTTTAAATTAAAGTTGTTAGTAAATAGCCGTTACCAATTCGTTTTTTGCTAATTCTAGGGCGTCTTTTTTCGTGTATCCCATGAATTGGCGTTTTATTTCTTGGTTTAATAGGTGGGGTTTTTCAGTGTTTTTAACGATAAAATGGATTATCCATGCCCCATATTTATTTTTTTCGCTGTAAGTTATTTTATTTTTATTCATATAGATTTAAATTAAAGTTATTAATAAATTTTGCCTTTAAAGTTAATCCATAAATTTAACTAATCGTCCGGCAACGTTTAAAATCTGTAAATTGTGATTAAAGCTTTCAACAAAATTTTCTAAATTCATTTTTAAGAATCTAGGGACCTCAAAATAAGTTTTTAAACTATCATCAATACATTTTTGCAAAACTTGATTAGCGAAATCAAAAAATGATTTTAATGTTGCGTTTATTGCCTCGTTGTGATATTTTAAATTATTTTTAAGCGTGCCTTTATCGGCAAATATTTTTTCAATGCTTTCAATTTCTCGCTTAAAAATTTCTTGTGAAATTATTAGCTCTATATTTTCTTTTTTTTCGTTTTTCATAGTTTAAAATTAATTGTTATTATGCAAAATCGTTAATTGAATATTTATTTCCGTCAATATCGAACCAATATTTGCCGTTTTTGTGTTTTTTTTCGTAGTGAGAAAAAACCACAAAACCAATAAATTCATTATTTTTGGCAAGCATTACTAATTGCCCTTTTTTAAATTCTAGTGTTGACATAATATTTTAAATTAATGGTTAATATTCCAAACATCAGCGATTACCGCTTGAAGCTTGTGCGAGTTAAATTCTATTTGTTTCATTATTTAAGTCCTGACAAAAATACAAACACTTGCGCCGTTTTTAAATTGATTTGCAATTTCTATTTTAGTCCTAGAGTCTGCGACTCCATTAGGTAGGGTGTGCATAGATGAATATGTTTCAATTAATTTATTGCTATCGTCATAAAAACTAATATAGTCAAGTGATTTAGCCCCCAAAGCTTCAATTGCTTTATCGGCTTCCTTAGCGGTATTAAAGCACCAATTTATTTTATATTTGATATTCATATATTTTTTTGTTTAAGTTAATAAAATCGGGTTTGGCGTGGTGTTTGTTTAGTTATTTTTTTAACTCCTCAACTTGTGATTTCGCGAATAAATAGCACGTGCAAAATCTTTTATCGAGTTCCTCGCCGGCAGGCTGGCAATTATTATCAACCATTTTTATTTTTATAATTTTCGGACTAGAAAAGAATAAATAACCCTTTTCACCTTTTTTTACGACATAACCCTTCGACAACCAGCCCTTGTAAGTGGCCAGCTCTTCAGCGTCGCTTAAGCCGTGGATTTGTTTTATGTAGTAATTTAAAGGTCTCGGGATGATTTTGTCGGTATCCATTGCTTTGAGTGAACGAGCATTATTTGCCAAAGCTAAAAGATTGCTGTAAGCTGAGTTCTTTTTTAAGTTTGCTTTTAATTCGTTTTTTTCGTTTAAATCAAGTTCGTTTTTCATATGTTTTTTAGTTAAGTTAATATTAATTTTTATTTTAATTGTAATAGTTAATGCAAGCCAATTTATCAAAGAAGATGGTGCAAGTACCACGGCGACCAGTAAGCTTGTGTGTTATACTTACTTGCGGGAAGTAGCTACCCCATTCCATGAAGCCATTATTATTATTAATTATAATGTCCCAATCTGGATGGGTAGGGTATCCAGATGAATTATTGCGATCAACTTCAATGTCGCTTAAATTTGATTGGATTAATTTTTTTAGCGGTTCGAATGATTGATGAGGCTTAGATAATTCTTGTTTATATTTTTCTAGATTTTTCATATATTTTTTTTTAAAGTTAATATTAATTGTTTATAAATAAATTGCGGTAATCTTTTAACCCTTTGCCAGTATTCCAAAAATTAGCATAAAGGCCTTGAAATTCAATCCATAAAATCCTTTTATTTGCCGGGGATATGCACCATTCCTTTTTTAATTTCCACTCTAATTTTTTTTGAGTTTTTAAAAAATTAATAAAGTTTTTAAAATCTTGTTTGTTCAAAAAACTATTGCGGGCGTTAATTTTGTAGTAGAATTTATTTGTACAATTATTATTTTCTAAAATATAATAATAATAGAGTGGATCCATGAGTCTTAGCTCTTGTTTTGTCATAGTTTTTTTAGTTAAGTTAATATTAAATTTAAATTAAATGATTTATTTAATTTGTAATAAGCATCATAAACAAGCTAATTCAATAAGTCAAGCAATAAAATTAAATAATTTAAATCAATAATCAAATTGAGACAAGCCTACAGTCCCAAGGTCTCGGCAGGGGGGGGCGGGTATTAAAAGAAAAAAAAATAAAAAAATATTTTAAAATAAAATTGATTAAAAAATGAAAGTGAAATTGATAAAATTAAAAGTTAATAAAAACTATTAGAAGTTAAGAAAATGATAAAAAAATGTGTCAAGATAAATAATAAAAAAAATGAAGTGTTGAAAATATTGACTCAAATTGATATAAATGCTTGTGGAGTCAAGAGAGAGTAGGATAAAAAAATAAGTTGACAAAGGAAAAAAGTATGGTAAGATACAAAAAAACAAAAACAAAATAAATAAACTAAACAAAAAATAGTTTAGTTAAACAAAAGAAAAAATAAAAAGCTCTTTCTTCATCTCACACATCCTAATTTTTTTTTGCTTCTTTTTTTTTATTAGTAAAAAATGATATTGTAAGCATTAACAAAAATTAAGTTTACATAATCTTTTACAAGAAATCTATTGACAAAATAAGTTTACATAATTAATTTGATAAAAATTGTAAAAATAACAAAATACAAATAAAATGAGAAAAAACAGCGTAAAATTTTCACAAGAATTATTTGATGAAATATGCGAAAAAATCGCAAATGGTGAATCATTAAGAAAAATATGCAAAGATGAGAAGATGCCGAATCTTACGAGCGTCTGGAAGTGGTTGAATAATAATGAAGAGCTAAGCAAGCAATACGCACGCGCAAAAGAAGAGCAAGCGGAGCTATTTGCTGATGAAATAACTGAAATATGCGATGCTGAAATGCCCATGGACGCGTTCGGCAAGATAGACGCGGGGGCAGTGAATCAAGCACGCTTAAGAGTTGACTCCAGAAAATGGATTGCTTCAAAACTAAAACCTAAAAAATTTGGTGATTTTACAAAAGTTCAAGCCGAAGTAAAAGACACAAGCACTGCAAGCACTTGGCTTGGTGAAGTATTAAGCGAAATTGACAATAATAAATGAAAGAAATATTACTTTTTTTAATCTTTTTTTTAGCGCCGGAAGCGCCGGAAGCTAACGCACAAGCAACTTGCAAAATGGTTTACGTGTGTCAAAATATCAGTCAAAATTGTCAATATATTACTGTTTGTGATTAACGAAGAAAAAAAAAGAAAATTAGCCGAGCTTTTGAGGAATAAAGCTTGGCGTATGTCTAATTTGTATTATTGTAAAGATGAGAACGGGAAAGAGTTTAAATTTATTTGCAACGAAGCACAAAGCGAGCTAATAGAAGAGACCCACCCGCTTAATATCATCTTAAAAGCTCGCCAGCTTGGAATTACTACTTATTACTGCATCAATTATTTAGATGACTGCTTATTTAACTCAAACATCACAGCCGTATTAATCGGCGATGACTTAGAAGATGCTAAGAAGTTGCTTAGAGACAAAGTAAGATATGCTTACGATAGATTGCCGCCAGAAATTAAAGAACATAGAAAGCTACTTACTGACTCAACGGAGATAATGAGGTTTAGCAATGGTTCGAGCTATTCGGTTACTACTTCGGCAAGGTCTGGAACAGTTCAACGCTTACACATCACAGAGTTTGGCAAGATATGCAGGAAGTCACCCGAGAAAGCTGAAGAGATAATGAGCGGAAGCTTAAACACAGTACACCAAGGCCAACAAATAGTAATCGAGTCAACAGCACAAGGGGCAAGTGGTCACTTCTTTAATTTATGCCAAGTGGCTGAACGCAAGCAAAGAATGAAAGAGGAGCTAACGCTTCTTGACTGGAAATTTCATTTCTTTGGCTGGTGGAAAGATAAGAAATACCAAATGGACGCTGATTATAACTTCTCAACTAAGCAGGCTGATTACTTCGCAGAGCTTGAGGTTGAAGGAATTAAGCTGACAAGACAACAACAAGCTTGGTACTGCAAGAAGGAAGAGACGCAAGGCGAGTTGATGAAGCAAGAGTTCCCGAGCAATAGCAAGGAAGCTTTTGAAAAAGCTATTATTGGGGCTTACTGGTCGAAAGAATTAATCAAGGCGGAAAAAGATGGAAAAATTGGGAGAGTAAGCATTGACGGTTCTTTGCCTGTTCATACTGCTTGGGATATTGGGCTTGATGATTTCACAGCGATCTGGTTCTTTCAGAAAAAGGGCTTTGATTACATGCTGGTAGATTACTACGAATGGACTGATGAACCGCTACCTTTTTATTTAAAAATGTTAAAAGAAAAGAACTACAATTACGGCAATCATTTCTTACCGCACGACATAACTAAAAGAGCATATCATGATGGTCAGAACGGCTTAAACACAGCAAAAGAATTTGGGTTTAAATTCACTAGAATTGAGCGTACAAACGATTTAATCGGAGATATTAACAATGTCAGAATGTTTTTTCCTCGTTGTTGGTTTGATGCAAAAAAATGTGAACTAGGATTAACAAGACTTCGAGGATATAAAAAGAAATTTATAGAAAGCATTGGAGCATTTGGAGATACTCCAGCTAAGGGAGTAGAAAATCATTGTGCAGATGCCTTTAGGACAATGGTTGCATCAAAAGGTAGGCTTGAACAAGAAGCGCAGAATATGAATGGTTTTGTTGATGAATGGGCTTATGATGAGTTTATGAACGCTTCAAATAGAAATTCAATTACAGGATATTAAAAAATGATTGACAAATAATTTAATATAGTTAATTATAACAAAATTATGAGTAAATGATGAAACAATTAAACAAACATAAAAATTGTTAATTCAAGAAGATTTAAGAGACAAACTTGACTTTCAAACTATTTTGTCAACTGACAATCTAGCAAGCATATTGTCGGAACAAACAAAGGCACTTATTGCTAGTACAGTCTTAACAAGATACAACACTGATTTGCAATCTAGAAGCGAAAAACAAAAGGTATTACAAGAGTTAGTTAAGTGTACTTTAGCTATTCGAGATAAACGCTCATTTCCTTTTGAAGGCTCATCAAACATAATGTTTCCTTTAATTTCCACAGCTTGCGTGGAATTTTCCGCAAAATGTTATACTGAAATTTTTAAAGATGGTAATATTGTAAAAGCCAAGGTTATTGGCAATGATGATGGCGAAGTGATGAAGGATCTCGAAGGTAATGAAATGAGAAATGAAGATGGATCAATTGCTATTTTAGATGAAACAGGTTTACCAGCAATTCAAAATGTAGGTGCTAAACTTAAAAGAGGTCAAAGAGTTGCAACAGTAATGAACTATCAATTAAATGAAGAGATAGAGAATTACGAAAAAGACATGGACGCATTGTTTATGGGCTTAGCAACGCTTGGGATAATGTTTAAAAAGAATTATTATGACAATAATGACCAATGCATAAAGTCAGATTTAATTTACCCCGATAAATTAATAATTAACGATTTTGCCCCATCTTTTGATGCACCAGTTACGCATATTATTGAAAAATATCCGCAAGATGTTGTTTCATCAATTCGTAATGGTGATTACATTGATTTTGATTTCGACCCAAAAGCCCAAGATAGTGCCTCTTTTGATAATTCTCTTGATGCTAACGATGAAAAACAAACAAGTGATGAAGCATCAGCGGGTTTGGTTATTTTTTTAGAGCAACATAATTATTTTGATTTAGATAATGATGGATACCCAGAACCATATATTGCAGTGGTGCATAAAGCCACAAACAAATTAGTAAAGTTAGTAAAAAGGTTTAATGAAAAAGATGTTAAGTATAATAAAAAACAAGAAATAATCAAAATTAAACCAATAAAATTTTTTACCGCATATAATTTTATTCCTTCACCAGATGGATCTTTTTACTCTATCGGACTAGGACATTTATTATATAACATAAATTCCGCAATTAATTCAAATATTAATCAACTTAATGATGCTGGAACTTTACAAAATACAGGTGGCGGATTTATTGCTAAAACATTAAATATTTCTGGTGGAATGAAGCCATTTAAATTGTCTGAATGGAAAATGGTTGATTCTTACGGCGGAAATATTCGTGATGCTATCGTTCCATTGCCACACGCTGAACCATCGCAAACCCTATTTGTTTTAATGCAATTTTTGGTCAATGCTGGTAAAGAATTAGCTTCTTTAAGAGATGTATTGACTGGTGAAAATGCTGGAAATATTGCCGCTACTACATACATGGGCATGGCAGAACAAGGGCAAAAACAATTTAAGAGTGTATTTAAAAGAATTTACAATTCGTTAAAACAAGAAGTTAAAATATTCTACGAAATAAATTCAACTTACTTGTCTCAAAAGAAATATGCGGAAATTTTAGATATTAAATTGAACGAATCGCCAAATGTTAAAGAAGATTTTGATTTAAAAGGTTATGATATTGTCCCAGTTGTAGATCCTGAAAATGTGATCTCAATGCAAAAGTTTGCAAAAGCGCAATTTTTGATGACTTTTATTAATTCACCTTATGTTGACCAAATGTTGTTGCATAAAACAGTTTTTGAAATAGCTGGTATTGAAAATTTTGATAAATTTATAATTCAACCACAACCACAACCTGATCCTGCCGTTCAATTAACAATGGCACAGGAAGAAACTAAACGCATGCAAATTCAAGCTAATGTTCAAATCAAATCTGCTGAATTAGAACTAGAGCAAATAAAACTACAAAAAGAATCGGCAAAAACTGATTCCGAAGTATTAGTCAATTATGCACAAGCAGGTAAATTAGTTAAAGACACTGAAATTGCTGAAACTAAAGAAAAACTTGATGTTTTGGATAATATGATTGATGCCGAAACAAAACAAAAAGAAATGGACGACCGCAAAGAAGATAGAAAATTTAAAGCGGCAGTAGAGCTAGCAAAGCTAGAGAATCAACAAGTTAAGGAAATTAAACCTGAAGCTATTGATAATAATATTAATCAAAATGAGTAAATTATGAGTCAAATACAAATGCAAGAGTTAAAAGATTGGATTCAAAATCCAGTAACTATTCAATTTAAAAATTTTTTATTACAAAGACGCATTGAATTATTAAATGGTGTCGCACACAATTACATAAAACACGAAAAATTTCAAAACGATATTGCTTTAAGTGTTTTTGGTGGATGTGAAGCTATTGATCACATTGCCAATTTATTAAATTCACAAGAACCTAACGATTTAGAAAAAATTTTAAAGAGTTTTGCAGGAGGTTTGAATGATTAATACTTCTGGTTACAGTGTTCCTGAATATAGAATTTTAATTTTGCCTGATGTGGTTGAAGAAAAGACTGCTGGTGGAATAATTATACCTGAATCTGCCAAAGATGATTTACAAGGAGCTAAAACCCTAGCAACAATTATTGATATTGGCGAAAAAGCTTTTGATCAAGGAACTGACAGAGAATGGAAGAAAAAACCTAAAGTTGGTGATAAAATTTTAATTCCATCTTACGAAGGTTATAGATTAAGCAAAGATCAAACCAAAGATGGTAAAGAATATAGAATTATTCTTGATCGCAGTATTTTAGCAATTCAAATTAATGAGGAAACATGCAAATAATTGATCGTTCTGAGGAAATAGATATTGATATTGGTTTAAATGCACAAGAGCAAGAACCAAAAGTTGAACAAAATAAAAAATTACCTCCTAATCCAATTTTGGAAGAAATGGAAGAAGAGGAGCTTGAAAAAGAAAATGTTTTAGTTGAAAAATCACCAAAAAGCGAAGAAAAAGCGTTTTATGAAACTTTAACTGATACAGAAAAAGAAGCTTGGGATCGTGGCTGGAGAACTGGCAAATTTTTTAAAGGCAGGTATAAAGATGGAACGCCAAAACCTCATAAAACAGCAGAAGAATTTTTAGAAATTCAGGAAAAAGAAACTCCTGTTTTAAATGAAAGAAATAGAAAACTAACTGCCGAAAAAACAGCTTTAGAGAAACGCTTAGAGGAAATGCAAAAACAAATGGACGTTATATTAAACGTGCAAAAATATGCATATGAAGAAAATAATCAAAAACGCTTTCAATCTTTAGACGAAGCAGAAGAGGCTGCAATTTTAGAGGGTGATGTTGCTAAGGTTAGAGCAATTCAAAAGCAAAGAAATGAATTAGAAAAAAATAAAATTTCTTTTAATGAAAATAAAATTGAAGAAAAAATCCAAGAAGAACCAAAATCACAAATACAGCCTGAAGATAAAAAAATATTTGATAATTGGATTCCAGACAATACTTGGTTTTATGAAAATTCACCAATGAGGGGATATGCAGAAACTTATTTTAGCACTTTATCAGAACGCATTCCTCTTAATGAAAGATTAGAAATGGTTACTGAAGAAATTCATTTAAGATTTAGTGATAAATTTAATAATACTAAAGCTCCGAGTGTAGAAAGTGGTAAAAGAGGCATAAATGTTGGTAAAAAACAATATACTTATAATGATTTACCTTTAGACGTGCGTCAAACATGTCAATATTTTGCAAGAAAGCATAATTTTACATCTGAGCAAATAAAACAAATGCAGCTAAACGCTGTTAATGACTATTTTAATAATTAATAATTGAGAAAATTTATGACAAACAAAAATATTGATTCAAATAGAGAAAATTCAAAAGAACACGTACAAGAAAGGGTTTCTACTTACAATGATAGAGAAATTAGACTTACTAATCGTGATGTAGAAATTGTAAAATTACCAGATGGAAAAGAATTTATTAGAAAACCACGCACATATCTAAAAAGACATGGTGCTTTATCAGACTTACCCAAAAAGGCAGGTTTTATAAGGCGTTGGGTTTCTGGTAATATTCCTAATCGATTACAAGATTTAATCGACTTAGGATATAAACCTGCTACTGATGAAAATGGATTAGAAATTGCTCCAATCAGAGGTGGTCAAAATAAAATGGGCGAAACGTTTATGCGGTATGCCATGGAAATTTCTGAGGAAATGAATGAAAAAATACAAAGAGATAATCAAAATAAAATAAATAATCGTCAACAAGAAAACATTGATAAACTTTCAGGAAAAGATCTTGGTTTAGGTTCAATGACTTATGTTGTAAAAGATCAAAAAAAATTAATTAAATAATTATGACAAATTTAAATACTCCATACGGATTAGTACCCGTTAAGAACTCTCCTTTTGTAGAGATTCCTAAAAATTATTACTACATTCCTTCTAGCTATGCAACTGCATTATTTATTGGTGATCCAGTTGTAAAAACTGGAACATCTAATACTGTAAATGTAACATCTGCGGGTCGTTCTTTTAATGCAGGTTCTTTACCTGAAATTAATAAAGCAACTGCTGGTGATAATAATGCTATTACTGGTGTTATTATTGGTTTTCTAGCTAACCCAACTAATTTAAATGCTGCTTACAATCCAGCATCTACTGAACGTGTAGCTATTGTTGCTGATAATCCACTTCAAGAATTTGAAATTCAAGAAGAAACCGCAGGAACTGCATTAGCTGCAACTTCTGTTGGTTTAAATGCTAATTTGGTTTATGCTGAATCAGGTTCAACTATCACTGGTTTATCTGGTGCGGAGTTGGATACTTCTACTCCAGCAACTACCTCAACATTTCAATTGAAAATTTTGAGATTAGTCGACGCCCCTGATAATGCTATTGGTCAACATGCTAAATGGCGCGTTAAAATTAACAATCACACAGAAGCTAACGCAACTGCTGGTATCTAATATTAATTATAAAAATATAAAATTATGTCTATTATAGTAACTGGAACAATTCCAAAAGCTCTAAAACCCGGAGTAAAAACTTATTGGGGAGCGTATACAGAAGATGATCTTTTAGCATCAAAACTTGTCAAAATGGAGTCAACAGACGAACAATTTGACGAAGATGTGTTAATTTCACCTTTTGGTCTTTTAAAAACTAAAAACGAAGGTGCTGGTGTTGATTATGATTCAATGTCGCAAGGCTATGTATCAAGATACCAACAAAGAACTCGTGCATTAGGTTATCAAGTTTCTTGGGAAGCTCGTAAATTTAACAAATATCTTAATGTCGTATCTAAAGGTAACGAATATTTAGCATCTTCACTTCGCGAAACTAAAGAAGTAGACGTTGCTGATTTATTTAATAATGGTTTTGATTCAAACTACACTTTTGGCGATAATAAAAAGTTTTTTGCAACTGACCACCCAAGCCGTGCAGGTAACTTTTCTAATACTTTAGCAACTCCTTCTGATTTATCAGAGGAAGCTTTAGAAGAATTGTGTATTCAAATTAGAGAAACTAATAATGATAGAGGAATTAAAGCTAAAATTAAACCAATTTTACTGCAAGTCCCATCAGCCTTAATGTTTGAAGCTACTCGTATTTTAGAATCTCAACTTCGTGTTGGTTCTGCTAACAACGATGTTAATGCTTTAAAATATATGGGCTTGTTTTCAAATGGAATTGTAGTTAATCCACATTTAACTTCTGATGACGCTTATTTTATTAAAACAGATGCTCCAGAAGGTGCTAAAATGATCACTGCCGTTCAGGGTGAATTTAGCAATGATGGTGCTTTTGAATCAGGAGATCATAAATATAAAATTATGACTTCTTATTCAGTAGGCGTTACTGATCCTCGTGGCTATTTTGCTTCACAAGGCGTTTAATTTTAACAGTTGTCCTATATTTTGGGTAAAAGGGAGTGAAATTCTCCCTGCAACATTATTTATAAAAATTTATGGCTACAAATTTTCCTAAAGGCGTTAATAATATTACCGCACAAAACATTTTGGGTCAATTGATCCAACCTGATTTTACTCAAACTCACACTTATTTTGATGATTTTGATACTTATACAGCAGGTGACTGGACTGTTACCGAAACACAAGCTGGAGCAACACAAGCTTTAGCTAATGTTGATGGTGGCGTTCTTTTGCTTACAAATAGTGCCGCAGATAATGATTTAAACGCTTTGCAAAAAGTTGGTGAATCATTTAAATTTGAAGCTGGCAAAAAATTATTTTTTAAAGCACGCTTTGCTGTTTCTGATGCAACTGAATCAGATTTTATAATTGGTCTTCAAATTTCCGATTCTACTCC